GGATAGTATGAAAAATTTATTTGCACGTGCTAAAGAAATTAAAACCGATTTAAATGGAATTAGACATAACAAAGATAGTTCAACAGAGACTATCTAACGACCAATTTTTACAAGAAGAACACCCAAAGAAACAAATCTATTTACACCATACCGCAGGCGGTGGTAATCCAATAGCGGTTGCTAAATATTTTCAACAAAAAGAGGGCAAAGTTGCGACTGCCTTTGTAATTGGAGAAAAAGGTACAATTGTACAATTATTCAGTTCGAAGCACTGGGCATACCATTTAGGTTTAAAACCCGAAGTGTTCGCGGAAATGGGCGTAACTTATCGGAGCTTGGATAAAATATCAATTGGTATAGAAATTTGTAATTACGGGCCGCTAAAAAAGCAAAACGGATATTTCATTAATTACGTAGGCGGACGAGTTGACCGTTCGCAAGTAACGGAATTAAACGGAAAATACAAAGGACATATTTGGTGGCAAAAATACACGGACGCACAAATTGAAAGCACGCGACAATTGTTGGTTTACCTTTGCGATACCTACGGAATTTCAAAAGATTATTTTGATTCAATTTTTGACATCGACAAACGAGCTTTAAAAGGCGAAAACGGAATTTTTACTCACAATTCAGTAAGGCACGATAAAAGCGATATTTACCCTTGTCCGCGAATGATTGAAATGCTTAAGAACCTATGAAAAAACTAATTGCATTTTTAAGCGTTTTAACGCTATTTAGTTGCTCAAGTGAACGCTTGGTACAATACCACTACCGAAAGGCGCTTAAACACGGCTTAAAATTGATTACAGATAGCGACACGATACGCGTTGTTAGTATTGATTCGGTTGCAGTAATAAAAAACGATACAATTTATTGGGAAAAATTAATAACGTCAAAAGATACTATTATATTTTTTAAGAACGTTTACGTCCCGAAAACGAAATGGCAAACAAGGATTGAGTACAGGTATAAAACGCAATTAGTTAAACAAGACGTTTTAAAGTATAAGTACATTTACAAAGATTCCAAAAACAAAAAGACAAAAAGCAATTGGAATTTATTCCTTTGGGGGTTTATTTCTGGAGTTGGTTTATTTTTTATATTACGGTTACTTGATAAATTAAGACGGATAGTTTGATAAACAAATTTAGACCAAGACTAACGGCGGATGAAGCCGAAGTTTTACAAAAATATCGCGCTATTAAAAAGGCTTCGGATGCTATTGGAATTAACGACGCAGACGTAAAACACGGGTGGCTAAAAAACGACAAGGCTAGTTTATTTTTTAAAAACCCAAACTTTAAAACCGAAGACGAACAAGGTTTAGAATTAATTAAAAAGGAATGTATTGAAGCGGTAAAAAACCACGCGCCAAAATACAAAGAAATAAAATTTGAAAAAACGAACGATTCGCACCTTTTAGTAATTGATATTGCCGACCTACATATTGGTAAATTAAGTTCCGCGTTTGAGGTTGGCGAAGACTATAATAGTCAAATAGCCGTTAAACGTGCAAAGGACGGAATGCAGGGCATTATAAACAAATCGCAAGGGTTTAAGATTGACAAAGTTTTATTCGTTGCTGGGAACGATATTTTACACACCGACAACACGAAGCGAACAACAACAAACGGAACGCCACAAGATACCGACGGGTTTTGGTTCGAAAACTTTATAATGGCGAAGAACCTTTACATTGATTTATTGGAACAATTACTAACTTTTGCTGAAGTCGAGGTTGTATATAATCCAAGCAATCACGATTTAACGCACGGGTTTTTCTTAATGCAACTTATTGAAGCGCATTTTCACAAAAGTACGATTCGTTTTAATGTAGACTTGAAACACCGCAAAGCATTTGTTTACGGAAGCAATTTAATCGGTACTACTCACGGGGACGGAGCAAAAGCAGAAAACTTACCTTTGTTATTAGCTTCGGAATTTCCTTTGGAATGGAGCAAAACAAAACATCGTTATATATATAGCCACCACGTACACCACAAAACAAGCAAAGATTTTATTGGTTGTACATTTGAAACTTTGCGCAGTCCTTCAGGAACTGATAGTTGGCACTATAAAAAAGGTTATACAGGCGTTCCAAAAGCCGTTGAAGGTTTTATACACCACAAAGAATTCGGACAAGTTGCCAGATTGACGCATATTTTTTAGTCGAGGACATTTTTTGTCCTAATTATACCAAAATTTGTGACGGTTTAAACCAACATAATAGCTCAAATTATAGCTTAATGTACAATATAACTAACATTTTAACCGCTTTTTGTCAAGTATATTTAAGGTTATTTCCTTACTTATCACGTATAAATTAAGGCTATTCCTTTACATTGTTATTTAGAATCATTCTAAATTTGTTAATTATTTAAAAAAAATGTTTAAAAAGTTTGCAGTTATAAAAATAGTCTTTATATTTGCGTATAATTAAACACGAAACAATTAATATTTAACCTTTAAAAACTAAACAAAATGAAAAATTTAACTAAAAAAGACGAACGATTAGCTAAAAAATGTTTAAAGCATTTAGAAGATTGGACAAAAGAACAATTACTTGAGGATATGGAGCAATTACTTTTGGCTTTAGCCGAAAAAGGAGGCGACCTAACTAACCTTGAATTTTATTACTCAAACCACAAACAAAGCAATTAATACTAACCAATTAAAAACTAACCAATGAACAAAGAACAAATGATTAAAATTATTTTAGCTTACGCAAACGAGTTAAAAGAAAACTACGAAGAAAACCGCGACGCGTTCGGACACGCAGACCAAGACACCCAGCGCGCAGCTGCGAAATGGATTGTTATCGATGAATTAATGGAACGTTTAAAATTAACAAAATGAAAAATAAACTAAACAACTTTATTTATTACTTTACGCCACTAACAGACGAGCATAAAGACATTTTAAGCACCGCTATTGCATTCGTTTTATTTTGGGCGGGCGTTTATACATTATCTTATATTACTAACCTTTAAAACCAAACAAATGAAAATTGAAGATTTAGAAGTTGAAATTGGAACGGCTTTATTACACGAAGAAATTGACGGCGTAGAATTTATTATAAATTTCGGGTGGTGCTTTATTAGCCACGTTGACGAGGGCGACACAAAAATAGATGTTTATTGCGAAGACGGCGAACAATGGATTAACGGAGTTCGACACCCGTACTTTCCAAACGCTGAAGAAATGCGCGAAGTAAAATCAAAGATTGAAGACGTAATTTCCGAAGATTATTTTTCATACGGCTTAATGGAATGGATTGAAGGCAAAAGACCAGACACCGACTATTTTAATGAATACTAAAACCAATAAAATGAAAACACAAAAGATACAAGAAAACGAATTCACACCGATAAGACCAAACGTTATGGCTTGCGTTCGGTGGTGGCGTAATCAATCAGTAAAAGAAGACAAAGGCGGTAGTTTTAATATTGCGCTTTACCTTGACTATTTAAACGAACAAGATTTTAACAATAATAAAACCTTTAACGATGAAAAAATTTAAAGTAACTTACAACTATTTTATAGACGGAAAAAAACGAATTGGAATAAGAATTTTAGAAGCGTACGACCGTGAACACGCTATTTTAAAAATGGATTTGCACCCAGAACTAATATTAAAAATACAAACATTATGATAAAAAGAATAGAGGAAATAATCGAAGAACAAAATTTAAGGGAAAAATCAAGGTACCGTTATATAGTACATCGACGTTGGTTTTTATTTGTAATCCTGCGGAAACACGGAATAAAATTTCAACGAATAGCGGAAATGTTTGATTTAAACCACAGTACAATTATTTACGGAATATCAATGGCTGAATTTTTTGAAAAGCAACAAGACGAACTTTTTTTACTCGATACAATGGAGCTACAAAAGGAATTCGCTGGTAAAGAAATAATATTTGTTCAAAGGAATTTAGTTGAAGATATTCAAAATTGCAAATCAATGAATGAACTATCAATTATTCAATGCAGGCTAAAAAATAATCAATATAAAAATTACTAAAATGTATTTCGTATTAATATACTAGTTATATTTGTAAACGGATTGGCTAGACACCATAAATCCAAGAGGAAAGTTATTAGCCTTATATTGACGCGGAAGTCTAGCCCTGCGGAGATATGAGGCTTTTTTATTTACTAACAAATTAAGATTATGAGCGGTTGGATTAAAATACACAGAAAATTTTTAGATTGGGAATGGTTTAATAAATCTGAAGCGGTACATTTATTTTTATTTATGCTAATAAAAGCAAATCATAAAAGCGGTAAATGGCAAGGAGTTGATATTGAAAGGGGACAATTTATTTCGTCTTTAGGCAATATTTCAAACGCTACTGGAATAAGCGTTCAAACAATTAGAACGATTTTAAAAAAGTTAGAAAAGACGAACGAAATTAAACTAAAATCAACAAGCCAATATACTATCGTAACTATTTGTAAATATGAATGTTACCAAGATGAAAAAGACGAGCCTAACAAACCAATAACAAACAATCAACAAACAACTAACAAACGACTAACAACAAACAAGAATGTAAAGAATGAAAAGAATGAAAGAAGTATATTTATAGAACCTACTTATAATGAAATTCTTGAGTATTGTATAGAACGAAAAAACGGAATTGATGTAAACAAATTTCTTAATTTCTATTCGGCTAAAGGTTGGATGGTTGGTAAAAATAAAATGATAGATTGGAAAGCTTGTGTAAGGACTTGGGAAAAACCAATAGAAATACAAGAAGTAAACGAACCCTCAAAATGGAAAGCACCGTGGAGTTAAATGGATATAAAATTACTGAAGCAGGCGACGTAATAACCGACTTGTTTAAATATCGCGATACATACCACCAAAAAGGAAAGTATTTAGGTTTTGAAAAAATGCATGAACATTACTCGATGAGCTTGGGAAATTGTACCGATTGGACGGGTTTTCCGATGTCGGGAAAAACACAAGTTTTAATGGAATGTTTAATGAATACGTCTAAATTTTACGGATGGAAACACTTAGTTTATTTTCCAGATGTTGGTTCAAATGTTGAAATTATAGCAGACTTAATAAACAAAAAAACGGGCAAAAGTTTTAATCCTTTGGATAGAAACGTAATTGAAGATAGAGAAATAACGCAAGCAATTGACTGGGTTTTAAACCACTTTAAAGTTCTAACTAAAAAAGACGTAAAGGCGAAATTAACACCCGTTCAATTTTGGGACATGGCGGTTGAATTAAAAAAACACGGAGAATTACACACAGCTTCAATTGATAGTTGGAAGGATTTAAACCACCCTTACGCTGATTTTGGAGGGTACGCTCAATATTTAGAATATGTTTTACCTTACCGCAATCAAATAGCCGAAGACAACGATTTACACCTGCACACTATTATTCACCCTAAACTAACGGAGAAGGAAAACGGAAAAAGAAACCCGCCCGTCCCTTACGATTTAAAAGGCGGTTCGGAATGGTTTAATAGTGGTAAATGTATGATTACCGTACACCGACAAGACCCAACGTTTAACCTTGCGGAAATACACTTTAATAAAATTAAACCGCGTTCAAACGGAAATATTGGAATGATAGAAATTTGGTTTGATAAAGAACGATTGAGTTATTTTGAACAAACGAACCCAGCGCCAAATGTTTATCAAAAAGCATACGCAACTAAGCAAATTATAAACCAATAAAAACACGAAAAAATGGAAATAGAAATTTTAAAAGCCAGAACGATTTTAAGAAAAACTTTGCTCAAGTTAGAAATTAGCAGAAAAGAAATCGAAGAAAAAAACGGACACCGCAGCGACTTAATAAATTCGATGTTGGAAACCGAAAACGAATTAAGCGAAGTATTAACAACTTTTTTAATTATGGAAAAACAATCTAGGGAATTTTCACAAAGTACATATCGTTTGGAGCGTTTAAACTTAGATTTAAAATTTAAGATTAAAGAATTAGAAAACGAAATTGAAGCTAATAATTTTTAAGATGAAAATAACGAACGAAGACAATATGCAATTAATGGCACGCTATCCAGACAAGTATTTTGATTTGGCAATTGTTGACCCGCCTTATGGATTAGGTAAAAGAACAACAAGCGGAGGTGGTGGAAAAAATAAACAATCTGAAAAATGGAACAATCACGATTGGGATAACTCAATACCTACAAAAGAATATTTTAACGAATTAAAAAGAGTTTCTAAAAACTATATTATTTGGGGTGGTAATTATATGTTAGAGCATTTAAATAATTGTAGATGTTTTATTACTTGGGATAAAATGGTTTATATACCAACAATGAGTCAAATTGAATTAGCTTTAACTTCTTTTGACTTATTACCACAATTAGTAAAAATTAATAATAACGATGTAAATAGACAACACCCAACACAAAAACCAGTTGCGCTTTATAAATGGCTTTTAGACAAATACGCAAAAGAAGGAGACAAAATACTAGATACACATTTGGGTTCTGGTTCAATTGCAATAGCCTGCCACGATTTTAAATTTGATTTAACCGCTTGCGAACTTGACAAAGAATATTTTGATAAGGCAATGCAAAGAATAGAAGACCACAAAGCACAACTAAAATTATTTTAATGAAAAAATGTAAAAATTGCAAGGTAGGTTTTGAACCAATAAAATTTAATCAAAAATATTGCTTAGAATCCGAATGCGTTAAAGTATGGATTGAAGACACAAAACAAAAAGAATGGAAAACACGAAAACACGAATTAAAAGAAAAATTACAAACGATTCAAGAACTTACAAAATTAGCGCAAACTTATTTTAATAGCTATATAAGAAACCGCGACCGAAACAAAGGTTGTATTTCGTGCGGTACTCAGTTAGGGCAAAAATTCGACGCGGGACACTATTATTCAATGGGCGGGCATAAAGCCGTTACATTCGACGAAGACAACGTTCACGCGCAATGCGTTTATTGCAATCAATATTTACACGGCAACTTATTAAACTATCAAATAGGAATTCAACAAAGAATTGGAGCGGAACGATTAATTGAATTACAGGGCAAAGCACACGAAACACGAAAATATACACGCGATGAATTAAAAGAAATAATAAGCACTTATAAGAAAAAAATAAATGAAGCATAACAACGATTTTAAATTTGATTTACAAGTAGGGCAAACATACGAGAATCAATTAGCTGAATTACTACAAAAAAAAATAGAAGTCAAAAGGGATTTTAGGGCAATCGAAACGGGAAATATTTTTGTTGAATATCAAAGCCGAAACAAACCAAGCGGATTGGCAACAAGCGAAGCGCATTATTGGGTTTATTGGTTGAGCGAAAAGCATTTTATTACAATAGAAAAAAACGAATTAAAGATACTTTGTCGAAAATATTTAGGAACTAATCGCGATGTTTTAGGCGGGGACAACAACACCAGCAAAGGAATTTTATTACCGATAATAGATTTTTTAAAAATAAATTAAAAATAAATAGTTCTATATTAAAATATAATACTTATATTTGACGATAATTACTAACCAATTAAAAATAACCAAATGAAAGCAACAATTGAACAACTTGAAATGATTGAAAAATTAAAATACAATTTTTGTATTAATGTTATGGATTATGGTTTTTATTCAGACGGAACAATAAGCGTTCGTTGTAATGATAATGACAAAGATATTTATCAAGTACATTTAGATAAATTAGGAAAATATGTAAACATAAAATATAATAAATAATTATTAACCAATAAAATCAATAAAAATGAAACATCTATTTAAAAGTTTAGCGGAATTTCAACAAGAAGTTCCAACGATTCACAAAGCAACGCAAGGTTATGGCTACACGTACGCGGACTTGCCTAAAATCTTTGAAGTAATTAACCCATTACTAAAAAAGCACGGCTTAGGGTTTACGCAATTGATTCACGGAACGGATTTAATAACAATTATTTTCCACGTTGAAAGCGGGGAAACGCTCGAAAGCAAAACTAATATTCCGCAGGGCGTAGCGTTAAAGGGAATGAATGATTTTCAAGTTCTGGGTTCGGCAATAACTTATTTAAGGCGTTACGCTTTATCAAGTGCGCTTGGATTAGTAACCGACAAAGACACGGACGCTGGAGGCGAACAAGTAAAGACCGAAGTAAAAAACATTCAATTGAATGAAACTAAAAAGGTTGCTATTGACGATAAAAGACTTGCTAAGGCAATTAAGGCAATAACAGAAGGTGAATATACTACCGAGGAGCTATTAAAGACTTTTGAATTAACACCAGAACAACTTAAAACCCTTGAACAATGAAAATAAGATGCAGCTCAATTGGTAAAATAATGACGAACCCCAAAACAAAAGGTGAAACGTTAAGCCAAACAACTAAAACTTATTTACAAGAATTAGCAGTTGAAGAAGTTTACAACATACGCAAAGAATTTTCGAGTAGATACACCGACAAAGGGAACGAAGTCGAAGAATTATCAATTGCACTTTGTAACGACGTTTTGAATTTAGGATTCATTTATAAAAACGAAGAACATTTTAGCAACGAATGGATAACAGGAACACCCGACGTAAACACGAACGAAATTTTGTTAGATGTTAAAAGCAGTTGGGACGCTACAACGTTTCCATTTTTTGATACTGAGCTAATAAACAAAATGTATTTTTATCAATTACAAGGTTATCTTTGGTTAACAGGGAAAACCGAGGCGCTTTTATGCTATTGTTTAATTGACACTCCTTTACAAATTGTTGAGGACGAAATAAGGCGCGAACATTGGAAAGCAAGTTTAATTGAAGAAAGTTTGGATTTAAGAGCGTTTGTACAGTCAAAGCATACATTTGGACATATACCGAAAGAAAAGCGCTTAAAAACGTTTAAAATAGCAAAAGACGATGTTGTTATTGAGAATATCAAAACACGAATAGAAGAATGTAGGGAATATTACAATAACTTAATACAACAGTTATGACACCAAAAGACAAAGCAAAAGAATTATTTGATAAGTTTAGTAATGTACCTTTATTAGATAGTTATGAAGCCAAACAATGTGCGTTAATTGCCGTTGATTTAATTTTAAGTGAATTTTACGCGGACGATTTTTATATAGAAGTTAAACAAGAAATACAAAAACTATGATAATTTTACTAACAATACTTTTAACCCCAGCAATTGTTTGGGGTTGGGTTTGCACTATTGCACTAACAATTAATTATTTTAAAAAATGAAAGTAACGGGAAAAATCCACTTTGTGGGAGCGCTTAGAACGGTAAGCGAAAAATTCAAATCAAAAGACGTAGTAATAGTAACGGAAGATAAATTCCCGCAATATATTACAATCCAATTCACTCAGGATAAAACGGATTTAGTAAACCCAGAAGACATCGGCGACCAAGTCGAAGTAAGCATTAACTTAAGAGGGCGCGAATGGAAGTCACCAACGGGTGAAATAAAGTATTTTAACACGATTGAAGGATGGCAAATTAACTCCGTTCAAAGTGCGGTTGAAAATAAAGGACGCGAAGCGTTGAGGGAAACAATAATTCACGAAAGCGGTTTTCAATTAGACGCAGACGATTTACCATTCTAATAAAGAATAAGGGGTAAAAGTTACCCCATTACTTAAATAAAAATGATATGAAAGCAACACTAAAATTTAATTTACCAGAAGACCAATTCGAATTTGATTGCGCGGTAAAATCTACAAAAATGGTTTTTGCACTAACTGAAATTAAAGAAGAAATTAGAAGTTTTATAAAATATCAAGAGCTAAAAGAAAATCAATATGAAATTATTGACAAACTACGCGATAGATTTCACGAAATTTTAAGCGACAACGAAATAAATTTAGACCGATGCTAATAGACGATTATAGCCTACGCGCTTATTTACGCGAAGCATTACAAACACGAACACGAAACCAAGTAGTAAAAGAAATAAAAGGTAGAGGGGAAAAATTTCACCAATATAATATAGACCGTTTTTTAGCAGGCAAAGACGTAAGTTTAGAAACCGCAAAGAAAATTGACAAGTATATTTACCGCTTGAAATTACAATAAGTTTACAACCCCTTTAACGAGGGGTTTTTTATTAACCAATAATTGTTGAAAAATTAATTGTTACTTTGATTAAAAATTAATCATAACTTTATCAACGTGGAATGGATAAACAAAATTGTAAAACAACATAAAGACTGG